CTTGCTACTATCCCTGAGCCAGATGGCGTTGTTCGTAGGCTTCCTATGCTCGCTCGTATTGGCGCTGATCTATATCCCTCTTTGGTACTCGAAACTCTTAGAGTAGCAGCTGGTGATCCGTCATATCAAATTAAAACAGGCGAATCAGGCATAGAAGCAGTTCGTATCCCTCAGTTCCCCGCTATTACAACTGACGAACACGCCCGTATCTGGCTCTCTTGGAACAATAAGTTCGACAAGATAGAAGCAACGGATATTAACGAAAGTGTAAAAGATAAAATAGTAATTTTAGGCTTGACTATCGAGGGCGTCGGCGGTATAATAGCTACGCCTGTTGGTGAAAAGTGGGCGCATGAGTTACAGGGTCAGGCTCTTCAAACACTCATCGACGGAACATCTATTTCCCGGTTATCATATGCAAAAGCAATAGAATGCATAATACTGACGCTACTGCTATTCCTATGTTTGTATATAGTTCCAAGATTATCGGTAATGTTGACTGTTCCATTTTTCTTCTTATCTGTTGGCACTATTGGGTATACGTGTCACTACTTATTCGCCACGTATTTACAGCTTTGGGATCCTAGCTATATTATACTATCAGTATCCATTGTAATCGCGCATTTAGTATTCAATAACTTCGCGAGAGAGTTCAGATTAAAGCAACAGATTAAGAAACAGTTCGGCACTTACCTATCACCAGCACTAGTTGAGAAGCTACAAAAAGATCCAAGCTTGCTACGTTTAGGGGGAGAAACACGTGAGTTGTCAATTATGTTTACTGATGTTCGTGGGTTTACTACTATTTCTGAGCATTACGGAAGCGACGTTCAGGGATTAACTCAGATAATGAATCGCTATATGACGGCGATGACCAGAAAGATATTAGATAATGAAGGAACGCTTGACAAATATATCGGGGATGCGCAGATGGCGTTTTGGAATGCTCCTCTTGATGACCCTGATCATGCTAAACATGCGATTAAAACGGCGTTGGAAATGCTTGGAGATCTCGCAGCTTTTAACGCTTCTATTGCTGCTGAAGGAGTTCCTCCTTTTGGTATGGGTCTCGGCGTCAATACTGGCGATGTGGTGGTTGGCAACATGGGCTCTAGCCAAAGATTTGATTATACCTGCTTGGGTGATGCTGTCAACACTGCTTCGAGGTTAGAAGGTCAATCAAAGCCATATCATGTTAAAATGGTTATTGGCCCTAAAACATATGAGTATGTTAAGGATGAATACCTATGCTTAGAGCTAGATTGCCTTGCTGTTAAAGGCAAATCAGAAGGCGTTAACATTTATACTATTGTTGAAAAGAACGGATTGAATATCGCTTACTCTCGAACGCATTCAGATTTTATTCAACATTATCGCGAACAGAATTGGAATAAAGCTTTAGAATATATAAAATGTTTGGATAATGCGTTCGAAGGCGATATGAAAGAATACTATCAGATGATGGTTGAAAGAATCGAAGAATACAAACTCAATCCACTATCAAAAGATTGGGATGGAATTTTTAGGACAAACTCAAAATGATAACATTTGTAATTCCATGCTATAACGAAGAAGCGCATATCAAAGATTGCATTAGATCAATTAGAAAACATGTATGGTATGTTCCATATGAGATCATTGTAGTCGATAATAACTGCACCGATAAGACTGCTGAGATTGCAGAACTAGAAGGTGCTTTTGTTATAAAAGAACCTCGTAAGGGTGTTGTATTTGCAAGACAAGCTGGGTACGAAACTGCTAAAGGATTTTTGATTGCTAACATTGATGCTGACTCAAAAATAACTGATGGTTGGATTTGGGAAGCATTAAGTAGATTATCAAACGATGAAGTTGTTGCTGTAACTGGACCTCTTGAATATGAGGGTGCTGGAATTGGTTTGCGAATAATGACTAAGCTTTATTATCTAATTGCAAAACTCAGCAATGACTATGTTGGCGTATTTCTTCAAGGCGGAAACTCTATGATTAAGAAGTCGGCTTTGGATAAAGTCGGTGGATATGATGGTACTATTATTTTCTACGGCGAAGACACTATGACTGCCAAACGCATTCAGCACCTTGGTAAAATAGTATTTAATATGTACATGGTTACAACGACGTCGCCAAGACGCCTGGAGGAACAAGGCGTGATTAAAACGACATGGCTTTATTTGACTAATTATCTATCTGTGACGTTTAAAGGTAAATCTACAACGGATGATTATAAGGATTTTAGATGAAGTCATATCGAACAGTATTCATTTCAGATATACACCTAGGCACAAAAATGAGTCAAGCGGATCAACTGCTTGAGTTTATGAAAACATTTGAGTGTGAAAAGATATATCTGGTAGGTGATATTGTTGACTGTTGGTCTATGTCAAAGAAAATGATATGGTCACAATTTCATAATGACGTAATTCAAAAGCTTCTCCGTCGCGCCAGAAAAGGCACAGAAGTAGTTTATATCCCTGGTAACCACGATGACGTTATGCGTAATTATTGCGATAACGAATTTGGTCATATTATTATGGTTAGGGAAGCCATACATGTGGGAGTCGATAATAGGTTATATCTTGTTACTCACGGCGATCAGTTCGACGTTGTAATCAGAAACGCCGAATGGCTCGCGCATTTAGGCGGTTGGGCTTATGATGTTAGTATAGACATGAGCCGCTTCATCAACAAAGTTCGAACCGTGTTTGGTTTGAAATACTGGTCACTATCTGCTTATCTTAAAAACACAGTAAAAGAATCAGTTAACTTCATAGGTAATTATGAAGAGACTTTATGTAATTATGTAAAAGGGAAAAAGCTAGATGGTATTATTTGCGGTCATATACACCATGCTAATATTCGTGACATTGGCGGCATTAGATATATGAATTGCGGCGACTGGGTAGAATCTTGTACCGCCTTGGTAGAAAACCATGACGGTACTTTTGAAATAATAAAGTGGAAATAAAACTACTTTACTTTCTTATTTTCTTTGTCTGGCTCTTGCTCGGGCTTTTTCTCTGGGCTCGTTATGGATATATGATCTATTTCGATAGTGCTACCATGATGCTTGGCTGCTAATTCTTCTGCAGCTTTAACCTGTTTATCGGCAGCTTCAAGTTCTCGCTTTTGAGCTTTTGAAGCTGTTTCGACATCATGTAGATGCCTTTCAGATTCAATTTCCTTACCGCGCAACTGTAGCACAATATTAATTTTTTGATTAAGGCGAATTAAATCGTTGTCGAGCATTCTGATACGATCTATGAGAGCAATAAGTACAGTGCTCGCTTCGCTTGTAACAGGTTTGATTTCTTTGGTCGCCCATGTCCAAACGTAGTAGATCATGTATCCCATGCCACCAGCAGCTACGATAGGGAATCCGTATTTGTTAATTAGTTCTGCTACACCGCTCATTTATCAATCCCTTCTTGCATCGTTTTTACCATCAGCTCTGGCAATTCTATCAACGTCTGGTTTAACGCCAAGAGCATTTGAAACTAACGTATCAATGCGTATAACGTCGTGGTTCATTGTTTTAACTCGGTTGTCCAACGCAGTAATGATACCAGATAAACCTTTTACTGCGCCCATAACTCCCGCAAGGATAAATTTCATGGTAAGGAACACAAAGTACCCACCAGCGCATGCGGAGGCGATAGGAAACCCTACTTCTGCTACTAATTTAAACCATTCGTCCATGTAACACCTTTTTTAGTTGACATATTGACTAATATATAGTATATTTAGATCTAAGGAGAATAATAATGATGGCACAAATCCTAGTAACAAAGAGAAATGGTAACCGAGAACCCCTTGATCTAAATAAATTTCATAAGGTTGTAGCTTGGGCTTGCGAAGGAATCAACTCTGTTTCTGAATCAGAAATTGAACTCAAGTCGCATATTCAGTTCTATAATGGTATTAAAACAACCGCAATTCAAGAGACTTTGATCAAGGCGGCTGCTGATCTTATCAGTGAGGAATCTCCTGGGTATCAGTACGTCGCTGGTCGTCTCGTAAATTATCATTTGAGAAAGCTAGTATATAATGATTACAATGTTCCTGATCTCGCTCAGCATATTGATAATGTTGTTAGCGCTGGATATTATGACAAGAATATTAAAGAATGGTATTCTGCTGCTGATCTTTATACTCTTAACTCTTATATTGATCACAAACGAGACTTTTCAATTGCTTATGTGGGCATGGAGCAATTTCGCGGCAAGTATTTGATCAAGAACCGTTCGACAGGTTATATATTTGAAACGCCGCAGTTTTGCTATATGCTTATCGCTATGGTATTGTTTCGTAATTATCCAAAAGAAACACGTTTGAAATGGGTAAAGGATTTATATGATGCAACATCTACTTTTGAAATTTCGCTGCCGACTCCTATTATGGCAGGTCTCCGCTCGCCTCAGAAGCAATTCTCTTCGTGCGTCCTTATCGAAGCCGACGACTCACTTGATTCAATCAATGCTACAGCTTCCGCAGTTGTTAAGTACGTTAGTCAAAAAGCTGGCATTGGTATTAACGCTGGTCGTATTCGTGCTATCGGCTCTCCTATTCGCAATGGCGATACTACGCATACTGGAGTGGTGCCTTTCTTCAAGCACTTCCAAAGTGCGGTTAAGAGTTGCTCACAGGGAGGTGTCCGTGGCGGTGCAGCAACTCTATACTACCCTCTCTGGCATTTGGAAGTCGAAGACCTACTGGTACTAAAGAACAATAAGGGTACGGAAGATAACCGTATCCGTGGCCTTGACTACGGCGTTCAGTTCAATAAGGTGATGTATGAGAGATTACTCGAAGGTCGCGATATTACTTTGTTTTCTCCTAACGACGTTCCTGGTTTGTATGATAGTTACTTTACCGATGTGGATAAGTTCAGACAAACCTACGAAGCCGCAGAACAGGATCCCGCAATTAGAAAGAAGTCAATCCCCGCTATAGAGCTGTTCTCCGCGTTCATGCAAGAACGTAAAGATACTGGAAGAATTTATTTGCAGAATGTAGACCACGCAAATGATCATGGGTCATTCATCAAAGAACTAGCGCCCATTCATCAGTCTAACCTATGCTGCGAGATTGATCTTCCAACCAAGCCACTTAATGATATTAATGATGGTAGACCAGTTAAGAAGCATATCAAAATGACCAAAGCTGACTATGAAAAATATTTAATTTGGCGTAAAAATAATCCAAATACACCGCTCCCCAATTCATAGCGGATATAAATAGTTGTGAAGAAGGAGACACAACTATGATTACACTTTACGTAAAAATTCATAAAGTTACAGGATTAAAATACCTCGGCAAAACAGAAAGAGACCCATATACGTATTCTGGTTCTGGTATTAGATGGAAACGAGAATTGAACAAATATGGTAATGATGTTGAAACTGAGGTATTATTTCAATCTGAAAACCTTGAAGATATTAGAGAAAAAGGATTGTATTATTCTGAGTTATGGAATATAGTTGAATCTAACGAATGGGCCAATTTCATAGAAGAAAATGGTTCTGGTGGTGATACATCTGCTTATAGAGATTATGAAGCAATGAGTAAAAAAACAAAAGGCGTATCAAAAGGACCACAGTCAGAGCAACATAGAATAAACAATTCGTTAGGTCATATGGGTCAAAAAGCTTGGAATAAAGGAATAAAAACTGGTCCTGTTAGTGAAGAAACTAGAAAGAAACATACATTAGCTAGAACAGGTCAGAAACGTGGAAAATATACACTACATAAAAAACCAAATGGAACAAAACATCTACAAGGAAAAAAAGCTAGTTGCTTGTGCTGTCATAGAGAATTTGATCTGGGCAATTTAGCTAAACATTTAAGGAAAAAAGAAAATGAATCTACCATTTAACTTTGAAGTTGTAAC